GGGCCACAGCTCCGGGGTGAAGTTCCCCGATAAGTGGAGGGACGTGGCGCCCACGGTGCGGCGCCTCGCCGCCGACGGGGCCACCCTCTCGGCCGTGGTGGAGGCCACCGGGCTCGCGCCTGAGGAGGTGACGGCGGTTTTGGGGGCACAGGGGGCCACGCGGCTCCTTGATCCTGAGGCTCTTCATGCCAACCGTGAGCCCGACCCGTGGGATGAGATCGAGAGCTACGACGAGCTGAACGAGGTCCTGCGGATCGCAGACGAGGCCCATGCCGCTCTGCGGTGGGCGGATCGGCAGATGCTGGAAACGGCCTGGGATGCCCAGCCCCGGCGCCAGGTGGCGCGGATGCCCCATGGGCAGTTCCTGCGGCACGCCGAGGGCATCATTTGGGGCGAGCGACTGAAGCCGGCGCCAGAGCAGCAGGCCCTGGCCCTGGTCGTGCCTGACGGGGTTGGAGGCCCCGAGGGCAAGGCGGGGAGGCGCATCACGGATCCGGTTGAGATCCTGCAGGTGGCGGAGCAGTTGGATTTGTTTGGTGCCTGTCACGACCCCCACGCAAGCGGGAAAACTGGGCCAGAAGGACTAGGCACCGGTGCAGCAGCAGCAGATCAGCCACCCGAGCAATAAGGGCGATCTGCCGTCGTTCCAGCACCCGAAGCTGCGGGAGGTGATGCGCGACCTCGATCTGGTCGCTGACTGCTGGGATCTGCTGCGAGGTGATGCAAAGAAGCGCCACCTGCCAAAGGAGGCCGGTGAACCCCGGCAGGCCTATGAGGCGCGGGTGGGGCGCAGCAGCTATCCGAGCTTTTTCAAGGATGGCGTGAGCGCCTTCGCGGGGGTGCTGAGCCGTTACCAGCTGCGAGGGGTGCAGCAGGGCCTCCTCGATGCAGCCCAGGATATTGACGGCGAGGGCAACAGCCTGAAGGCTTGGGGCCTCGGCACCGATGCCCTGGTGCTCCGGGATGGCGGCTGCCTGCTGATGGCCGACGCGCCGCAGGGGACACCCGAGAACAGGGCGCAGGAGCGGGCCCAAGGCCGCCGGCCCACGTTCTCAGCCGCCGAGCGCCGGAACGTTTTGAATTGGCGGACCGTCAAGCGGGGCGGACGGCGGGTGCCGATCGCCGTCACGATCCTGGAGTGGCACGAGGCTGAAGACCAGGAGTTTGGCGTCAAGTTGGAGCCCCGATACCGGGTGATGAAGGGCGGCAGCTGGCGCCTCCTGGAGATCACCGGCAACGGCGGCAAGGGGGTCACGGCTCAATACAACATCCGGGTGGCCGTCGATGCCGACCGGCGCCCGCAGGAGGGCACCTTCACCGGGCCCAGGGGCGAGGTGCTGGAGAGCCCGCCGGTGGTCTGGTATGGCGTCAGTCGCGACGGCTTCGGGGAGGGCGGCCTGCCGCTGCTGAGCCTGGCGAACCTCACCCTGGACTGGTTCCGCGAATACTCCGACCTGAAGGAGCTGCTGCACCGATGTGCTCTGCCGGTGGCCGTGGTGAAAGGGCGCCGGATGGCTGGGCCAAATGGCGAGCCCCTGCCGCTGATGCTGGGGCCGAACAGCGTTGTTGAGTTCCCGAACGCCGGCTCCGGGGAGGGCCTGGAGTTTGCGGAACCCTCCGGCAGCAGCCTCGATAAACACCTGGCGCACCTGGAGGGGATCGAGAAGCTGATTGATCGCTCTACCTTGTCGTTCCTGTTCAGCGGCAGCGGTGAGCGCACCGCCACGCAGGCCGAGCTGGAAGGGGCCCAGCTGCAGGCCACCATCACCGCAATGGCCGAGAGCAAGAGCAGCGCATGGGAGAGCCTCTTCCAGCTTTGGGGGGCCTTCACCGGCGAGCTGCCCCAGCCCGGTGCCGGCCTTGACCTGTTGCCAGGGGTCACCGATAAGCCGGTGGACGATGCGTTGCTCACCCTCGCCGGCACGCTCTATGACAAGGGCCTGCTCATGCGCGAGACGGTCACGCACCTGGCGCAGAAGCGGGGCATGCTCCGCCCTGGTGCCGATGGCCAGAAGGAGGCCGCCGATCTGGCCGCCGAGGATGAACGGCAGCAGGCGTTGATGAACCCGCCGGCACCGGGCCCCAATGACCTCGCCGGGGGTGGCGTGGACGCGCAGGGGTTGCCCCTGAACTGACGGGAAAACTGCTGCAGAGACTGCAGTAGCCATGCCCCGAGGAACCCGCCGAACGTCCTACGTGCGGGATGGTCGCGGCCGGTTCGCCTCCACACCGGGCGGTGGCGCCCCCAAGCGACTACCAGCCAAGAAGGCCGGCCGCGGCACCAATCGCCTCACGCGGGACAACTCGGGGCGCATCACAAGCGTGGGCGGCAATGGCGCCACAGCCCGCGGGGGCCGGCTGCGCACCGGGGCGGGGAACCTCAGGGCCAGGCAGACCGATCGCCTCAAGGGGGCGCCTCAGGGGGTGGTGAGCAGGGGAGGGAAGGCGCGGGCCGGCGGGGGCGCGCCGAAGGTGCCTCCCCGGATCGCCAACCGCTCAGCAGCAGACCAAGCCCACCGGGACAAGCTGGCCAAGCAGTGGAAGACCGTTGAGAAGCCGGCTCGCAGGGCCTACGCCTCCATGAGGTCAGCAAGGAGGGGCGCAGCCGGGCTGATTCCCGACTACCCGCGGCTCACCAAGGCCCGCAAGATCCGCGGGGATGCCCGGTTTGTCAGCGGAAACATTGAAGACCAAGTAACGCGGCTGATGCGCAGCCCTAGCCGCGGCAAGAACAAGCTCACCCCCCAGCAACGGGGGCAGATCGTCGCCGACACTCTTTATAGCGCTCGCAGTCTGAGGGCTCGGGCGGCAATGACCACGCCGCGGCGCTCAACCCGCAATGTCCGCGCCGCTCGCCCTGGCGGCACCATCGCCAAGCCTCGCGGACTGAAGCCGGGGGCATTGAAGGCCAAGACCAAAAAGACCGGCAAAAGAGTATTGTCAACCGAGCGAATACGATCCGCAAACGCCAATCTTAAAACTAGACTGACAAAAGTTTTAGACGAACTTCGCAAGGTTGAAAACGCTAAAAACCGTGACAATTCACCTATGGCATCAGGATCTAACTTTAGCCCTCGCTACCAAAAGCTAATTGCAAGGGGAGCAAAAGCGGATAGGCAATTAGAGTCCCTGCGGAAAGCGGCCAAAAAGCTAAAGCAAATTGAACTTGGCTACACCCCTGAAAAATACGGATTTGCACGCGGCACGGCCCAAAGAAAGGCGCTGGCGGCCGAGATTCGCAAGGCTCGGGGCCAGCTCACAAGGCTGCAGCGCGAAGAAGCCACAGCCAAAAAAGCGTATGAAGCTGATCCGGTTGTTAAGTTCGGCCTATGGGGAGAGATTGGCCAAAATAGAAGACAATCGCGCAAGACAAAAGAAAGAAACGGTAATGCAGCAATGAGCAGGGCTGATAGGTACGTTGGCGCAAGGATTGCAATAAGACAGCAGCAAAATGCAATCAAGCAACTAAGAGGCAAGGCAAAGCAACAAACACAAGAGACAAACAAGCGCCAGAAGCCCCGCAAGCCCTAACCCATGGCCACCATCGGCGACCAACAGCTCAAGCTGGCCGACGACTACGCCGCCGCCCTGGACGCGATCGGCAACCGGGCCACCACCAACACCAAGGCGGCCCTGCGCCGCTCCCTGGCCCGCACCCTGCGGGATCTGCGGCGGTATTACGGCCAGTTCGTGGACCCCAAGCTCCCCGACCAGCAGAGCGCCGATGGTGTGACGCGCCGGCCGGGGTCGTACTCGATCGCCGATGGCTCCGCCAAGTTCCGCAAGCTCCTGGAGCTGGCCCAGGCCTTCGCGTCGGATCGGGAGCTGGCCTGGCTGCAGAACCGCTACCGCGAGGACTTCGCCGAGGCGGTGGCCCTCGGCGGTGACCTGGGACAGCAGCTCGCGCAGACCGCCGACCCTGACGCGACCGCACAGGGGGTGTTCGTGGGTGCCAGCAGGGCCGCCGTGGAGGCCGCCGCCAGCACCGCATCGGCCTACATCCGGGGCGAGGTGGAGAGCTTCCGCGACAACATCGCCCGGATCGTCACCGATGGCATCGGCCGCGGGAAGGGGCCCCGCGTGCTGGAGGGAGAGATCAGGACCGCCCTGCAGGGGGCCCGCGATCCGCAGGGGCTGAACAACCGGCTGGGCCTGGAGCAGCGGGCCGAGCTGATCGCCCGATCGGAGCTGGCCAACGCCTACGTGGGCGCCCAGAAGGCAACGGCAGCCCGCAACGGGTTCGGCTATGCCCGGTGGATCGCCACCAAGGATGAGCGGACGTGCGCGGTGTGCGCCTCGCGCCATGGCCGGATCTACCGGCTCGACGAGATGGTGGGCACGCTTCATCCAAGATGTAGATGTAGCCTATCTCCGGTATCTTCAGAGGCGGTAGAAGAGAAAGACCCCGCCCTCAGGGCCATCCTGCTGCGGGAGGATTACTGGGAGCGCTCGCGCAAGGCCGTGGCGGAGGAGTTCGCCGCCGCCAAGGGAGGGGCCGACAAGGGGTGGCCCTTCGCCCGTGCCTCCCAGGTGCTGGAGGAGGCCGTGCGCAAGCCCTCCCCCAGCGAGCGGCGACAGTATCCAGGGATTGAGCGGGCGCCGGTGCCGGTGGGGTGACTGGCATAGTGAAACGGGGATTTCTCGCTTCCCTAGGGATACGCTGCGAAGAACAGGCCCCTAGGGGCCCGTGCTGCTGGGGGCTTTCCCCCCCCCAGATGCGCGATAATCACTGGATTTTCCGGTGGATCCCCAGACCCCGCGTCCTGTCGCCAAACGTTCCGCGGTTCTGGGTTTGAGTTTTAAGCAGGGGCCCTAGGGCCCCTTTTTGCTGGCTGGGCTCAGCTGGCCCGGATCAGCACCCCTTGTGGCGGGAAAACTGCAGCAGTAGCAGCGGTTCCAGTGGCAGGCGGCAGCAGGGGCAGGCGGATCAAGAGCGGTCGTTGGCCCACTACACGCGAATGCGCAACCGGGCGGTTTTAGAAGGTCGAAGGTAACTCGACCGGCGCCCCCTCCGTAGCGGGAAAACTCAGGTACGGCTTGAATGCCCCCATGCCCGACCGCTCCCCCACGCTCCGCCTGTTCCAGGGCCTCAGCGTCGCCGTGCTCCGCCGCGATGGCCCGGCAGCGCGGCAGGGCCTGCGGATGCTCACAGCCGTGGCCGATGACCCGGAGGGGGAGCAGATCCTGCGGCTGCTGACCGCCAACCTGGACCCCGAGGGCCGGTACTGGCTGGGCACGCTCCATGGGGCCCGCAAGGGCCTGGAAGATCCGGCGGCGGGAAAACTGCAGGCAGCCTGACCCGCGCCGCCGATGCTCGCCCCTGACCCCCTCTGGCGCCCCACGGCCACCAGCACGCGCAACGATCGGGACCTGATCAGGACTTACATCGGCTGGCCCGCCACTGAGGGCAGCCTGGTGGAGCTGACGCAGCAGATGAACGCGGTCGCCACGCACAGCCCCAGCACCGTGACGCAGATCCAGGCGTGGCTGGACGAGATCGTGAACCTGGAGGAGATCCAGGCCGATGAGATTGACGCGGGCACTGCTCACCTCGGAAACGCCGAGGAATACGAAGGCCCGATCCCCGGCACCTCGCCCACGCGGGATGAGCAGCTGAACCAGGCCGGCAAGCTGGCGTGGGACACCTCCCTCCTAAAGGCCCGCTACCGCTTCGGCGGCGGCGGCGCCAGGGCCACGGCGCAGGGGCAGCGGGACGAGCGGACCCAAGCGCTGATCAACCGGATTGCCACGGCCCTCAACGTGCCCCGGATCGCCCCGCAGGGGATGAGCGGCGCGGGGATGTTGCTGAGGAGCTGAGCAGGGGCGCCATCGCCCGCCGCACCTCTGATCAGCACACCCTCACGGCAAACCCGTGTCACACCAAATTGAAGGGTCCGAGCTTTTATCCAAGCGTGTCACCAAACATCGATTCAGGCGGGGAATTATTGAGGCGTGGGATGGTTGTTGCGCTTATTGCGGTTGCCAACCCGACAAGATCACCCTTGATCATGTTGTGCCGAAGGTAAAGGGTGGCACAACAGAGCGATCTAATTTGATTCCCGCTTGCGCCTCCTGCAATGGTTCTAAAAATCACTGTGATGCTTGGCAGTGGTATCAATCACAGCCCTTTTATTGTGCTGATAGGGAGTTGAAGATTAGGGCCTGGCTGGTGTCGTCAGCCGCCCCGGCACTGCAGGCTTCTGCGTGAGCGGCTTGCGTGGTCTGGCGGGTCCAGCGGGAAAACTGCAGGCAGTCGCTCACAGACCATGCCAGCAGGTGGAATGCCTTACTTCGGCGGGATGCCCGGCAAGCCCAAGGCCGGCAAACCCAAGGCGAAGACCAAGGGCGGGAAGAAGGCCAAGCCGATGAAGTGAGCCCAGGACCACGGGAAAACTGCGAGCAGTAGACCCCGATCCCATGGCCCGCGGCGGCAGCAGAGGCAGACGCACCAGCTATGTCCGCGACAACAGCGGGCGATTTGCCTCGACTCCCGGCGGTGGCCCCTCGAAGCGGAGCACGCCGGCCACCAGGCGAGCGGCCAGGCCCAAGGTCACCGGTGGCACCCTCGGGGCCCGTGGGAGCCTCCGCCGCAGCCGCACCAAGCTGGCCGGCAAGGATCCAGCCGATCGCAGCCTGAGGGGATCGCTCAGCCTGCGGGCGCAACGCGGCGCCGTCACCAAGGGCGCCAACCGGCTCGGGAAGGTGCGGGCTGCCTCCACGGTGCGGATGGCAGCGCGGGCGGGGGTGATTCGGGGAGGGCGGAAGGTGGCGGCCAAGCCGGTGGCGGCGGCCAAGTCAGCGGTGAGGGTGATTCGCCCCAATCGCCCCGCAATGCGGCCAGGGCCCACAGCCGATCGCGGCAAGATCAGCGAGTACGTGGGCGCGGTGAGAGGGGCCCGGCGGCGGCTCAGCAACGCCAAGCCAGGCACCGCCAACGCAGCCGAGGCAAAGCAAGGCCTCAAGGACAACCGGCAGGCACTGAGCCGCCGCATTCAACGGGAGCGGGGCGCTCGCCGTGGCCTGAAGCCAGCCACCTCCCAGCAGGTTCTGACCAGCACGGTTCCGGCGCCTCCGGCGAGGCGTATGAAGGCCGCGCGGCCGGCGGGGACGGTGGTGAAGCCGAAGGGGTTGAAGGTGGGGGCGATTGCGGAGAGGAAGGGGGCGAAGGCTGCTGCGGCCAAGCCCGGCAAGGCCAAGGCGGCGTCAGCGCCAAAGATCAACGGCAAAGAGTGGACCTCCTTGAGCCGTCTCCGGGGAGCGGTTCCATTTGATCGAGGGAGAGGGCAGACCGGGTACTTTATCCCTGGTTCATCCTTGACTCCTGCAAAGCGAAATAAGCTAGGGCTAGGCGCATTTAAGTCGGAAGTTAGTGGAGGCAACTTCACCGCGCAAAGGCATACTCAAGGAAGTCAAGAGGGCTGGATTATCAGCCCAAGAACCCAGCGCGGCGAGACTCCTATTCAGATTCAGCGGGCCAAGTCATCCAAGAAACCGAAAACAGCAGACGACTTGCTGACACAGGCAACACGAATTGAGGCCGTGGGTCGTCGTATGTCTCGGGCCGCCCGCACAGGCTTCAGGGATCGTCAGATTGAGGCCAGGGCCGTGCGTGCAGCAAAGGCGGCGAGGCAACGGGCCTTTGACATGCAAAAGCCACCATCCAAGGCCGAGCTGAAAAGACAGGAGCAACGGCTCAATTCACCGACCACCGCAGGGCTAAACGCTCGCATTGCGCGTGACTACGCCGCGAGAGGCCGCCGCTAACCCATGGCCACCCCCTTCGCCCCCTTTGCAAACCTTCGCCTCCTCTGGCGGCGCCCCACCGCAGCGGCTATCAGCCTGCGGGAGGGGCTGCAGCGGGCCGCGGACCTTGTGGTGATTGAGGCCTTTGCTGAGGCCCAGGACCCCGGCGGCGAGCGGGAGAGTGGCGGGCGCTCCATCGGCTCGGGCGGCATCGAGGGCAACATCACCCGCTGGGCCGTGGTGCCATCCGGCGCCAACTGGTTGGACGAGGGGGGCGCCTGGAGTTGGACCGATACCGGCCTGCGGCCCACGGGGTTCCCCCGCGGCGAGAAGCTGGAGGCGTTCATGGGCGACCTGGCCAGCCTGCCGGCCACCACCGAGTCGGAGCGCGGCTGGGTCACGATCGCCACCCTTTCGGGCGTGGGCGGGATCGATGCGGTGATCCGGGCTGCTGCAGGCGACGAGTTCACCGGCACCTTCGCGGCCGGTCGATGAAGGTCAGCACCAGGGCCACGGTGCGCGTGAACCCGGCCACCCTCACCAGGGCGCAGCGGGCATCAGAGGCGGCGGCGCGAGTGGTGTTCCCAGAGCTCAACAGCGCCTTTCAGGATGCGTTGGGCACCAAGGCATGGGATTGGCCACGGGTGACCATGCGCGGGGGCGCCTTCCGCCGCGATGGCAGCCGCACCAGGGGCCGCCCGGTGGGATCGCCCCGGAACATCGTGGACCTCGGCACCCTGCGGGCCAGCAACTCCTTCCAGATCAGCGGCAACCTCTGCACCTTCCGATGGGCCGTGGGCTATGCCACGGCGGTTCACTACGGCGCGAACATCCACCCCTGGGGCGACAGGACCCGCCCCCTCGTGAACCTGCCCGCCCGGCCCTGGACTTCGGCGGTGATCGGGACCATCAAAGTTCCCGGCATCGAGCCCTATGACTATCGGGCGCAGTATCGGGCATCATTCATCCAAGCCTTCCGCAGTCTGAAATGACCTTTGACCTCCTCCCCTGGGAAACCGCCCCCCAGCCCCCCGAGCAGGCCACCGCCACGATCGAGTGGAACGGCGGCGAGCTGGTGATTCCCCGGCTGGGCTACCTCACGGTGGATGAGATGCAGAGCATCCGGGAGATCGACCCGCAGAATGCCCTTTATCGCCTGATCACCGCCGCTGCGGTGGCCCTCAGCCAGGCCGCCCCCGATCACACTGCCCACTGGTGCTACGGCCTGCTTGTCCGGCTCCTGGCGCAGGAACAGGGCGCCAAAGCCGGCCGGATGAGCCCCGAGGAGCAGGCCCTGCAGGTGGTTCACGCTGAGATCATCGGCCCCTTCCTGGAAGAAGCCAGGGCCATCACCAACCGTGTCACGATCCGGGCCGTCACCGTGATCTTGCAGCGGATAAAGCCCGCCTGGACCGACGAGCAGACCCGCAAGCTCCCCGGCCCCCTTTTGGGGATCCTCCACGCCTTTGAGCAGGAGGAGGAGCGGGCCGGCGCTGGCCTGCAGCAGGACCCGGCGGCCGAGATGCGGGCGCTGGAGGAGGCGCTGGGAAAGTTGCAGGAGGTGGTCGGCTCGACTGCGACCGACCCGACTGGGCCCGAGCCTTCTGGGACTGCCGCAGATTCTGGCCCGGAGCCCCTGAGTTCAGCCGCGAGCGCTTCGGGAAGCTCCCCGCCGGCTATGTCCTCCAGGCCCTCCAGGCGGGCCACGCCGCCGAACGCGAAAGGCTTCACCGGGAAGAGAAAGGCGTCGCCCAAATCGCCCTGATCCTCGCCGAGACCAACCGCAATCGCGAAGCCCAGTCCGAGCCCTACAGCCTCCGGGACTTCTGCTTCTGGGTGGAGGTGGCCGAGAAGCCGCGCCCCCCGAGCGAGGCCGGCGCCGCCCTGCTGGAGCTGCTGGAGCGCAACCTCCTGCCGGGGTTCGTGCTCGACGGCCCATGGCTGGCCGATCTGGAGGCCCAGGGCCGAGGCGTCGCCCCACCGCCGCGGCTGTGTTGGGCGGCCGAGGATGCGATCCTCCTAGCCCCCTATCGGGTGGATGCAGGCCACTGGGGCGGGTTCCTCGTGGCCCAGGCCAGTGCCGCGGGCCGAGTGCGGGAGTTCGCCTCTGAGGCCGGCGAGGTCGTGGCCCTGCGGGTGCCCGCCGATGCGGTGCCGGGGCGATCGTTTACCGCTGCCCAGGCCGGCGCGGTGCTGGTGTTGGCGAGCCGGGAAAACTCCAGGTAGAGAAACACCCCCTGGCCATGCCCTCGACCGTTGATTACGCCGCCGCGCTGGATATCCAGCATTTCATCGTCCCAATGCGACTCGCATCCGTGGCACTGGAAGATGCTGCTGCCGCCGCCGCCAACAACGGTGCGAACCTCAGCGCCTGGCTGAACACCGCCAACGCGATCAGC